TTGCTTTTATCGTTGTCGATAACAGTTTTAAATGATGCCGTATGCTCACGATTTATCTCTTCAGATACTAAAGGCGATACCACATTTGTGAGTACCGCCAAAAGATTAAGAGAGCTATCTATTATTTTTATAGGTGTCATTTAATCACCTCGTGTTACCATGTTGCCCCGCTGCGTTTAGTTGCAAGTCCAATCTCTCTGCAAATCAGATCAAACATTACTCCATACATATCATCGTCAGGATGCAGCCCCGCAGTGTCCAAATGGGTATCAAAGGCATATCCTGTCAAACTCACATACTCGACCATAGCCCGATATAATGAGATATGAGTTAAACTATTTTCTGTTGCCACTTGAGATACAACCATGTCCACATCTTCCATGTGGAAATAAGTCCCACCACTTCCTGACAAAACATCTTCCTCATTTGCGACTGATGCCGGAATACTAGATACAAGGATTAATTTTTTGCCTTTTTTCGTCACGATATAGTCAACCACAGCCTGCAAATTATCCTTAAAACCAGTCAGTGATAAAGAATCGTCCCTATCATTTGTGCCAATCATGCAAATAACTAAATCATCGTCATCTTCAATGAGAAAATCTAATACT